AAGCCTTCCATTGATAGGATTAAGAAGGGAGATTACACAAAGAAGAATTGCAGATATATAGAACTATCGTTGAATTGTTCAAGGAGGTTTCCTCTCCCTCCTTCCCCTATATACAGCCCTCCCCGAAATAGTAAATACCATCCCTTGTGCAAAAAATTTTATTTTTCTTGACTTATCGTCATTTCTAGCCTAGTATAAAAGGGCTAATACAAGTTAATAAGATTTTTATTATTGCGTGCACGAGAAAGAAGGAGAATCAAAATGGCTTGTTAAACTGGTTAAATATCGGTAAATGCTGGAATAGTGTAACAGGCAGCACTCCGTTGGCATGTATCTCCGCAAGGAGAAAACACCGAGGGTAGAAAAGGTTCGAGTCCTTTTTCCGGTTTTATAGCGAGGTGAATAGTGGAAGGCTGGCACATATATTTTGAAGAAGACTATTTTGGATTTAAGGAAGGGCAGTCAAATGTGTAATTGGTGTAAGTGGAAAAACACTTCTCGGTGCAAGACCTGTGTGCTTGGCGAGGAGCAAGAGTTAGTGGAGGAGGAGGAAAAAGATGGGAAGAAAGCCAAAAAAGATAAAGTCCGTTGGTAGTTTAATGAAGGACAAGAGCAAAGCGAAGAAGTTCAAGTCCGAGAAAGTTCTTCGAGTTCGTGAGCAGCATGAGCCGAAACTTGTAATAACGAGTTTAATGGGGATATGATGGGAATAGATTTCAAAGACAAAAAGCCATTGAAAACAGCTCCGTTAGGAAAAAAAGATTTAGATAACATCAAGAAGACGAGTGCTGCGGAGCTTAAGAAACTGCCGTCGATTAAGAAGGTGGTTAGTGAGCTAGAGGCAAAAGGAATAACAGCAGCGAAGATTGCTCGTAAACTGAATGATGGATTAGATGCGACTCGGCCTATTGTAGCTGATGGCGAGGTAATTGATAATGCACCTGATTATCAGACTCGATACAGATACTGCGAATTGTTGCTTAAGGTCCGAGGGGATATGCAAGTCATTCCTCAAAACCCGGAAAAGGGTAATGTGAATGTACAAGTCAACATGGTTGATTTAGGTGAACGGATTCAGTTGTTGGGAGTTAAGGTACAAGACAAAAGGAATCGGTAAAACTTTATGATATGTTCGGATTTGACAAGAGAACAAAGCATTAATCTTTATCATCAAGTCATGAACGACAATGATAGCGAGACTATGCGAAGATTATGCAGGGAGGATTTATTCTTCCTGCTTTTTATTGCATGTCGAAGAGCAGATGTAAACCATGATTGGATATACGATAGAATTAGAGAAGTTGAGTCTAGGCCAGATGAATGTTTAGATTTATGGAGTCGTGGTCATTATAAAAGCTCAATCATAACTTTCGGGAAAACAGTTCAAGATATTTTAATAGATTCCAACATCACAGTTGGAATTTTTTCACATACCAGGCCTATCGCAAAAGCTTTTCTTGCTCAGATAAAGAGAGAGTTTGAGCTTAATACCTTTCTACAAGATTTATTTCCAGATGTTCTTTATCAGAACCCTCAGAAGGATTCACCTAAATGGTCGCTTGATGACGGCATAATTGTTCGTCGTAAGAGCAATCCCAAGGAAGCAACGATTGAGGCATGGGGATTGATTGATGGTCAGCCGACTTCAAAACATTATTCTCTAATGGTCTTTGATGATGTTGTTACTCGTGAATCAGTAACTACTCCGGAACAGATTAAGAAGACAACTGTAGCCTGGGAATTGAGTTTAAATTTAGCTTCAGAGAATTGTCGCAAAAGATATATCGGCACTCGTTATCATTGCCTTGTTGGCGAAACTATGATTACTATGGAAGATTGGAGCCAGAGACCAATAAGAGAGGTTAAGATTGGAGATACTGTTGTTGGGTGGGAGAAAAAAGGTAATACTCGGTTTTTAGTTAAGTCTAAGGTTAAGAGTTGTGGAGTTTATAAAGAGCAACCTGTTAATAAATATCTTTTTAGTGATGGAAGAAGTGTTGTTGCTACTGAAGACCATAAATGGTGGAGAGGGCCACATGGTAGTGGCTCAGAATATAAACCATTAGGATTAAAATATAACAAGATGAAAAGTGTAAGAAGTTTATTTTATCCGAAAGATAAAGACAACAGTTATAGTTCTGGGTGGCTATCTGGATTTTTTTCAGCAGATGGAGGAATGAAAAAGAATACAAACCATCCAAGTGCAGTAATAATATTTACTCAAACAGAGCAATATGCAGATAATATTAATAAATTAAGAGAATGTTTGTCTGAAAAAGACTTTGAGTGGTCTGAGTATAAAAGAAATATGAAGGAAGATAAGCATTCTCAATGTTATAGTTTTGCTGTTAATGGAGGATGGAAAGAAAGGTATAGATTTCTTAAAGAGATTAATCCATCTAAGAATGATAAATTGAAAGAATCTTTATATTCTGCATTAATGACTGATAAAATTGATTTAGTAGAAATTAAAGAAAATGGGCACTCTGATGTTTATTGGATTGAGACAGAAACAAAAAACTATATTGCTAATGGTTTTTGTTCTAAAAATTCAATTGATACCTACAAGACCATGCTTGATAGGAAGAGTGCCTTCCCCCGAATCTATCCTGCAACAGATGACGGAACTCTGGGTGGGGAACCGGTGTTGTGGGATAGAGAAATTTTTGAAGAGAGAGTGCGAGACCTGGGTAGTTATACAGCAGCTTGCCACATTGTTGATACGAAGATACTAATGAGTGATTGGAGCTATAAAGATATTCAAGATATAAAACCTGGAGATGAAGTTGTTGGATATACTATTGGTAATTCTAAGAAAAGGTCATGCTTAATTAAAACTAAAGTTTTGGCGACAAGAGCAATGAATAAAGAAGCAAATATGTATTATCTTGAAGATGGAACCTCTACAGGTTGTACTCCAGACCACAAGTGGTGGGTTGGAAGAAGCTCATCTGATAAGAGGAATACTTATACTTCTCTTGGAGAGCTAAAAGGATTACAGAGTCTATATAGAGTTTCAGTTATTCCAGAAGAATTTAGTTTAGAGCAAAGATTAGAATCACAATGGTTGGCAGGAATCCTAGACGGAGAAGGTTCGTGTAATGGACAGACAATAACAATTTATCAAAGTGAGGAACATAATCCAGAAGTGCATCATAGGATTGGCTCTGCTTTAACTTTTTTAGGATTTAGATATAGAATTGACAAAAGAAAATCATTCAAGAAAGATGGAATAACTCATAAGAATAGTTCAGCATTTTCATTATTAGGAGGAAGAATTGCAAAACATAGATTACTTTTGCTATGCAATATGGCTAAAAAACAGAGAATACTTGATAATATGTTTACTATGATAAAAAGCAATTCTGAGTATAGTGATTTTAATAGCAGGGTAAAGGTATCTAGTTATGAATCATTAGGAGTTAGAACTGTTTACAATATTCAGACAGAATCTGGCAATTATGTTGCTAATGGTTTTGCATCTAAGAATTGCCAACTTTTAATGAATCCTTTGGCTGATAATGTAATGGGTTTCCGGGAAGAGTGGTTGGAGAGATATGTCGAGTTACGGAATATGAAAGGGTGGAATTTCTATATTTTAGTTGATTCAGCTTCAGAAAAGAAGAAAACGAGTGATTATACTGTAATGGTAGTTATCGGTCTGGCTCCTGATAAAAATTATTATCTTGTTGATGCAGTCCGAGACCGAATGAACTTGACGGAAAGAACAACAAAGATGTTTGAGTTACATAAAAAATGGAATCCTATAAACTCGGGATATGAGAAATATGGATTGAATAGCGATATTGAACATATCAAATATGTTCAAGAATTGAACAGTTACCGATTTCATATTCAGCCATTGTCGGGCCCTATGGGCAAGGTAGACAGGATAAGACAATTAGTTCCTATTTTTGAACAGCACAGATTTTATGTACCTCACAGGTTAATCTTTTTGGATGTAACCGGAAAAGCTCATGACTTCATTGAAGAGTTTATTCGAGATGAATTTAACACATTCCCTCTCGGTGCACATGACGATATGCTTGATGCTATTGCAAGAATTTTGGATAAAGATATGAAGGCCGAATTTCCAAATGAAAAAGAAAACACAGAAATGATGGACAAGTCAAGGAAAACTCGTTATGATATTTTTAGTACAAAAATAGGTGAAGAGAAGATGGATGAACGACTTTATGACCCTTTGAGACTTTCAACTTTAAATTAGGAGATAATTATGTTTAAAGATTTTTTAAAAAAAATTTTAAAACGGATTAATAATAAACGAGCTTGTTGGGGAGGAGGAGGACCATCTGTACCAGACCCGACACCTGTTCCCGACCCACAACCAACACCAACTCCGTCGGATGTCTCTCCTATGCAGTCTCAAACAGATAGGGCAAAGAAATTAAGAAGTTTAAGGTTTGGATTAGCTTCGACTATTAAGACGAGCCCTAAAGGTTTAACTGGTTCCGGGGCAGACTTAACTAATAGAAGTTTACAGGGTAAAGAAAATCTAGGGAGCTAAAAGTGGTTACAATTACTAAAAATTTGAAGACAGAGTTTCAGAAAAGATTTGATTATCTGAAAGCAGAATATGTCGGGAAGGGATGGCAAGCTTCTCATAAAGATTTATCTACTTACATTAATCCTACTCGTGGAAAGTTTGATGGAAAATCTCCTAACGACGGAACCATGATTGACCACCAAACATTACTAGATGCTCATGCAACTCAATCTAGTCGTATTCTCGCTAGTGGTATGATGAGTGGCATGACCTCTCCGACGAGACCTTGGTTTAAGTTAGGTGTTTCTGATGATGTTTTAGCTGAAGATTTAGAAGTTCGAGCATGGCTCGACGAGAGTACAAAGCGAATGTTAAATGTTTGTAATTCAAGCAATATCTATGGAGTCTTTCAATCCATGTATGAAGAGGTTGCTGACTTCGGTACTGCTTGCTGTATTATACTTGAAGACTTTGATACTGTCATTCGAGCTAGAAGTTTTACTGCTGGTGAATATTATTTAGGACTTGATGAAAGAGGTATTGTTAATACTTTTGCAAGAAAATTTGAAATGCAAGTTGGACAAATGGTAAGATGGTTTGGCTATGAAAAATGTTCAACACAAGTTCAAAGTTTTTATGATAATCAAAAAGTAGATATTTGGATTGATGTTTACCATCTTATTGAACCGAATGATAAACGAATTAGTGGATTGCCAGGAGCAAAAGATATGGCTTATCGTTCTGTCTATTGGGAAAAAGGGACTTATGATGATAAATTTTTAAAAGAGTCTGGTTTTGATGAGTTTCCAGTTTTAGCTCCGAGATGGGACACAGTTACAACAGCAACAACTTATGGTTATGGCCCGGGATGGTTTGCACTTGGAAATGTCAAGCAACTGCAGAAAACTGTACTTGATAAACTCTTAGCACAAGAGAAGGCACACAATCCTCCAGTACAAGCTGATTCTTCTGTTAATGGTCATATTAATACTTTGCCTGGTGGTGTAACCAGAACATCAGCAAGTCAACCTAATATGGGTGTTAGACAATCATACCAAGTAAATTTGGATATGAACTCGTTTCTTGCAGCGATTAATGATTTGAAAGAAAAGATTGATAAAGATTTTTTTGTAAATATATTTTTGATGTTAATGCAAGACGATAGGTCAAACAAAACAGCTACGGAAGTTGCAGAGCAGCAACAAGAAAGAATGATGATGATGGGTCCGATTCTTGAAAGACTTGAAACGGAGATGTTAAATCCTTATGTTGAAAGATTATTTGGAGTTATGGAGAGAAATGGATTAATTCCGGAACCTCCACTTCAGTTATCAGACCAAAAGTTGAAAATTATTTATGTTTCAGTATTAGCTCAAGCTCAAAAAGCAGGTGGAACAGATGTTGTTGATAGGGTTCTTATGAGAGCAGCAGAACTTCAGCCGATAGCTCCAGAAGTTATGGACATCTTTGATATAGATGAAGCCATGCGAGGTGTTGCAGATATGGAAGGCATGCCAGCTAAGTTTTTGAAAGCTAAAGAAGCCGTAAAAGCTATTCGTGAAAATAGAGCAAAGGCTGCTGAAATGCAAGCTAAAATGGAACAAGCAGAATCAGCATCAAAGTCTGCTAAAAATTTATCAGATGCTAAATTAGGAGAAGGGAATGTTCTGGATAAGATGGCAGAGCAATCACCAACTAATTAATGACTAAAGATATACTTAATCTCTCGAAGAAGAGAGCTGAAATAACAAAAGTCGAAAAAAGACGAAGGCAAAGAGAGCAAAATGACATAAGAAAACTCTTAAAACTTGTCGAAGGTCGAAGGTTTATTAGCCGACTATGGGCAGAATCAGGTCTCACAAAGACATCTTTTGTCCCCGGGAAGCAAGACCTAACTGATTTTAATTTAGGCCAACAGAATATTGGATTATGGGTCCTAGAAGAAATCATGGAAGTTAAACCAGACGCATTCGCACAAATATTAAGAGAATTTCGTTCAGAAGCTCTATCACAACAAGAGGAGGATTAGAATGGGTGAAGAAATTCTAAAAGAGACATTAGCGACTGAAGACCCTGCAACGGAAAAAGAAGCTGATGCTGGTTCTGCATCTGAGGGCAAGGAAACCCTTTTAGGTGGAGCTAACGAAGAAGATGCAACGAAGGAAAAAGATTCTGAAGAAACTCCTAAAGAGGAAGAAAAGATTCCTGCCGAGGAAAAAGGTTCTAAAAAAGATGAAGACGAACCGAAAGAATCTATCAAAGGTGAAATCAAAGATGGGAAGTATGTAGTTGACGATTATGAAATCGTTGTTCCTGAAGGTCAAGAATTTAATTCTGAGATGCTTGACTCAATAGTTCCTGTATTCCAGGACTTAGGGTTGGAAAATGATAGTGTTCAGAAAATAGTTGATGGATATGCTGGTGCAGTAAAAACTCAAGTTGACGGACAGATTAAAAAGTCAATGGAGTATTATGATACTGTTACAGAGGGATGGAAAAAAGATGCGTTAAAAGAACTCGGACCTGATAGTGCCAAGAAGCTTGGTGTTGCAGCAGTCGCCAGAGAAAAGTTAGGTGATACCGAGTTTAAAGAAATGCTCAAAGAAACTGGAGTCGGAAATCATCCTGCAATGATTAGAATGTTAATCAAGGCAGGAAGCATGATTAAGGAAGACAGTTTTCCAGACCCAAATCAACCAAATAAGGGTGGAGATTTAAACCCAGAAAAAGTTTTATATCCCACCATGAATGAATAGTTTATAACACGAAAGGAGTTATCAAATGGCTGCATTAACAAGTAACTGGCCAACATTGGTAGATATTGCGAGGTCATTAGCACCTAACGGAAGTATCGCTGCTGTTGCCGAAATTCTTCAAGAATATAATGATATTCTTGACGATATTCCTTGGATGGAAGGTAATTTACCTACTGGACATCAAATGAATATCAGGACTAGCTTACCAACACCTACATTTCGTTTATTGAATCAAGGTGTTGTTCCTGCGAAATCCACAGTAGGTCAAATCGTTGATACATGTGCGATTCTTGAACAAAGAAGCCACATTGATATTGATGTTGCGAAATTGAATGGTAATACTGCAGCATTTCGTATGCAGCAAGACAAAGGTATTATTGAGGGAATGTCTCAAACTCTCGCTGACACCTTAGTCGCAGGTGATGTTTCTGTAAACCCAGAAAGATTTAACGGCCTTGAATCCAGATATTATTCATTATCTGGTGAAACCACTTCAGCTCAAGTTATTGATGGTGGTGGAACAGGTGCTGATAACACATCAATCTGGTTAGTTTGTTGGGCCCCGGATAAGGTTTTTGGTATTTATCCAAAGGGAAGTAAAGCAGGATTGCAGCATAGAGACTTAGGCGAGCAAACAATCGTTGACCCTAACGATAGTACCAAATATTTGCAAGCTTATGTTTCATGGTATCAACAAAAAGCAGGTCTTGCCGTAGCAGATTATCGCTATATTACAAGAATCTGTAATCTTGATATTTCTATGTTAGAAACTGCTTCTGACAGCACAGACACTTCAGCTAACATCTTGAAGTTCATGTCTCAAGCGATTGACAAATTACCTCCTAACGGAAACACTCGCCCTGTATTTTATATGAACGAAAGGGTTCGTGCCATGTTAAGAGTCAAGTTAATGGACAAAAGCAATGTCTATCTCCAGTTGGAAGATATGTATGGTCAAAGCATCCCTCGTGGACAAAAGACTCTTACATTCCAAGGAATCCCTTGTAGAAGGATAGATGCGATAACAGTTGCTGAAAGTCAATTAACATAAATATAATATAATTTGAAAGGAGTATTCAAATGATTTTAGATGCTTTTTTACTGTTGGCCGACGAAATGGCTACAGATACAGGAGCCTCTACAAGCCATATTGACACCTTGGCAGATGGTGATGCCAATGTCGGTAGTTATTTTGTTTGTAGAGTTGATGCAGCATGTACAGCAGGAGGTGCAGCTACTGGTACATTTGAATTGCAGACGGCAGATGTTGCAGCCTTTACTGGTGCTTCGCCAGTAACATTGCTTTCATCTGGAGCAATCGCAGTAGCAAGTTTGACGGCAGATAATGTTGTTTATTTTGCTCGGATTCCCCCTGGAGTCAAAAGGTATTTGAGAGGTTACTGGACAGTAGCTTCTGGCCCTATGACAGCAGGTTCTATTGATATGTTCATTTGTTCTGATGCACAGTTTAATCAACTTGTAGCCCAGACATAAGGAGCTTAAAGAATGAAAAAGTATAAAGTTCTAAGAAATTGTTCTGGCTTCAAAGGCCGAAGATGGGATAAGGATGCTATCGTTGAATTTGACGATAACACAACTCCTCCCCATCATTTTGAATTAATTGGTTCTGTGAAGAAAGTTAAAGCAGAGCCTGTTAAGGAATAGGTTGGAGAAGCAACAAAGTCTTGTTCAGAATTGACAGCTAAAAAGAAAAGAATTGAGAAGACGGGCTTCGCAAAAGGTTATAAAGGA